CTGGATACAGGCGTACCTCGCATACACAGCGGAACAGGAGTCGCCTGAGGAGTTCCACAAATGGATGGCTATCTCAGCCATAGCAGGAGCAGTGAGACGTAAGGCGTTCTTTGACATGCAGTACTTCTTGCTCTATCCTAATATGTACAATGTGCTGGTGGCTCCAGCAGGGCGGTGTAAGAAGTCCACGGCTATGAGGATTGGCAGGTCGTTCCTAGCAGGAATACCTGACATTAACTTCACGGTAGATTCGACTACGCGTGAGCGGCTGATCCTCGACCTATCTCAAGCCTTTAAGGATGGGCATAGCTCCATGACGGCCTACTCCAGTGAGTTCGCTTCGTTGTTGACCAGCTCTGGGATGGATATGGTAGTATTCTTGACAGACATCTATGATTCCCCCGAGTCTTGGACCCACAAGACTAAGAGCGGAGGAACCAACACTATCAAGACTCCATATCTAAACCTCGTAGGTGCAACGACGCCTGACTGGATAGCCAAGGCTATGCCACTGGACACTGTGGGGATTGGCCTGACGAGTAGGATTATCTTTGTGTATCAAGACACACCAAGGATTAAGCCTGCATTTCCAGAGCTAAGTCCTGGACAGGTGCTGTTGAGAGAGCTGTTGCTCTCGGACCTGGTGGTGATCTCGCAGATCGCAGGACAGTATAAGCTGACACCGGAGGCTAAGAAGCTCTACGAGGACTGGTACCAAGCTAGGATACAGAAGCCGAACACCTCTGGTGACCCGAGGTTGAATGGCTACTACGAGCGTAAGCCTATGCACATCCTCAAGCTAGCCATGATAGTCGCTGCATCGTTTAGGAATGAGACCTTGATTACTGAAGGCGATCTGAAGATGACGTTCACGCTCTTCGACGACATAGAGGAGATGATGCCTCGCGTCTTCGCTAACGTAGGGAAGAATCCCCTAACCGTGGACTACGACGAAGTCGCAGCTGCGATTGCTATAGCACCCAACGGCTTGGCGTTTGGTCAGTTGATGCAGGTGTTCAAGCACTCTGTTAGGAAGGACGAGCTGGCAGAGGTGTTGGAGACCCTAGTGGCTATGAACAGAATAGTGCCGCAAAAGGGAAACATCTACACAATATCAAGAGGAAATGGAACAACATGAGATACCTATGGCTAGCCCTGCTGATCTGGGTGACGATCTCATTCGCTATTCAAGTAGTCACTGTGGTTGCCCAGGCGCTACGCCGGTTAGTGGAACGCCCTCGCCCTGCTCCAATGGGGAGACGTTCTGGAAGGTACTAAGCGGCTCTTTGTTCTGTAGGAGGTTAGCTGTCTCCTCGTTAATCATCTTAGCAAGATCAATCATGCTCTGAGTGTAGTTGTCCTTCTCAATACGCTTCTCGTGAGGCGAAAGCATCTCAGGTGGGAGACTCATGGTGGAGGCCATAGCAGCTCTAAGATCACTCATGACTTGTCTCCCACCAGCGTACATCTGAGCTAGGGCTATGTCTAGCATGTGGTCGTTGACGAAACCTTCAAACTGCTCAGGCTCGTTCTTAGCCAGGAATAGCGCTGTGTTGTTCACGGTCTCATAGACCTTTGCAGCCTCGTAGAAGCGTTGGATGGACATAGTGTTCTCGGAGGGATAGTGAGTAAAGATTCTCCCCACAAAAGGCAGCTCACTCGCGACAGGCTCAGGAGCCATGTTCTTGGTGTCGAGTGCGATAGTGAACGCCTGGTTTACATCCTTGCCCATAGTTCCCAAGTTGGTACGGATGAAGTAGTCCACCTGTAGCGGACTAATGTGGAACCACTCACCAGCCTTTTTGGCAGCCAACGAGGTTGTGGGCTTGACCTGCCATTGAGGCAATATGCCCTTCATCTCTTCAGGAACAATGACTGACTTCGTTAGAGGATCCTGATTTTGCCAGACTCCTCTCATATAGTTACCAAAGCTTGGGATCAAGCTGAACTCGGCCTGCTGCCGTACAGCAGCTACCCAGTCGGCTATTGCCTGTGGATCGTCCTGTTCCAGGCGGTCGAGTGCAGCTTCCATACCAGTCATGAAGACCTGGCCCCAGAAGTATGGCTTGGGTACCTTACGTACCTTGTGAGTGATAGGATCCCTAAACCATAGCCACAGTGCTCCGTAGGGAGTTTTACGCTGTTGCTGAATCTCCTCGTCGTCCTTATTCAGGGCCCAGATAGCAGCTGTAGCTCCCGCTAGGGCCATCCCATACCAGAAGACCTTCCTAGGATGATTCCTCGCCGCACGCATATCAGCGCTGACCGACTGCACGAACGGGTTAAAGAATGCAGTCATGGCACTGAAATGCTGTGTAGTCGCACCGTGCATATTAAAGTCAACACCTACCCGCTTACCAGCTAGTCCTGCGTCGAAGTCCGAAGCGCCCTGCAGCTTGGCTTTACGTAGCTCACCCACTCGCGCAGCTTCATCAAAGGGTGCAGCCCAACCCTTGACCAGCTCGATAGGATGGAAGATCGTTCCGATCCCTCCCAGAGCTCGTGGAGAGACAGCCCTGTAGGCTCCCTGCTGAGTCTGAACCCTCGCTGCAGCCAAGCCTGCAAAGGCTCCACCAGTGGCCTTGAAGAGCCGGTGGTACTCACTAGGAGTCACACCTAGAATCCTAGCCACTCCAGTCCCAGTCAAGGCGTGACCAAAGCCTAGCACGCTGTCCCAGGGAGTGAAGCCATACTCCGACCGCATACGGCTGTCCAGCGCATCCTTGATGGCCGCCAAGGGTGGAAACAGAGGGCTGTAGACAATACCAGCTCTAGCTGTCCGTGCAGGAACAGCCACTAGCTGAGCTAGCCAATGGATCTGTACAGGAGTAAGAGCTTCTAGGGACGCAGCAATATCCTCATCTACTCGCCACGATTCTTTCACTCCATTGCGGTAGAAGGTGATCTTGTTGTTGTGTCTGCTGAGTCCTGGAGCGGTGAGATTATCTACCAGCTCCTTGATAGCATCGTCAGTGTAGGTAATCCCTTCCTTCTTAGCAGCCTTCTTCAGTTCCTCGATGATCTTAGCTTTCTTGGGCTCAGTCACAGCACCCTTAGGAGTCTCTACTTTCTCGATCATGCCCTGAGCCATATCAGGGTTAGACTCTGCAAGCTCGATCAACCTACGGAAGATCATGTTCCTATCAGCCATCCTCACAGTCCTGCGCACAAAGTCTACGGTGACCTTGATAGGATCACGAGCCTTTAGGACCTTGTCACTGACAGGCTTACCCTCTAGAATGTGGTAGAGAGGTATCATACTCTGGTTGAGGTCTATGGCTAGCTGGAGTGCCTTAGGCGAAATCCCTCCAGCGTCGATGCCATACTGTAGCACTGCATGCCTGAACATCACTGACTCGTGTGCAGCTCTGACAATGTCAGGAGCACCGTTCTCAATGACTTTAGTCGCGTCAGCTACGTCGGCTCCGCTGGCTAGACCAACCTTAGCCTTCTCTAGAGTCCTGATAGCCACCTCGTAAGCACGAAGGAGGTTAAGCCTGCCCCTCACATCATGCAGGATACGAGCATAGCCTCTCACCTCTGGATTGAAGACTAGGTTCCCGTCAGGTCCCCATCTCATAGGCGTGTCAATCAGCATCTGCTCAGCTCTGACCGACCAACCAGAGTACATCTCCATCCAAGGCCCAGGCATGTGGAACTTAGGAATGGTCTTGCCCTGAAGGAGACGTTGCTCAGCTAGCTCAACCGGTAGGATGAATCGCTCAGTATGGAACCTAGCTCTGTTCCACATCTGCTTCATAGAGGGCAAGTCGGTCGCTGGGTCGTTGACCTCGATTGTGTCTAAGATGCGCTCCTCAGCAGGACTCAGCTGGCCTGGAATACGAGTCTCTTCGAGGGGATCAGGTGCGACCTTGATGAAGCCTGACTGGTTGCCGAAGCGCTGCACGTTGGCTATAGGAACGTTAGTCACGTCACCCTTAGCCCTAGCAGCCTGCTCCTTTATGACAGCGTTGATCCTGTCAACGATCTTAGGCTTCTCCTGACGAGCAGCGTACTCAAGCATCCCCTTCAGCTCGTTCAGGTGATAGCCTAGCTTGTCGTTGTCGAAGAGATGGAGGGGCTTCTGGAACCGTAGAGCTCGGTTGATCTTGCCCCTAATCATGGGGCCTTCAGTTCCAGCGATGGTCTTAGCAAACTCTTGCTCCTGACGTAGCAGTTGCTCTGGTACGTCAAGCTCTGGATAGACGGGGGACTGAGGAGTCGGAGGAACCACCCCTGTCATCTCACGAGCCCGAGCGATCCGCTTCGCAGCGGAGACTCGGAGGTAGTCGTCGCCTAGAGCTCTCTGGTCAGGGTTACGGAGGTTATCTAGCTGATCGATTATAGCATCCAACTCTGCCAAGGTTTTGACGTGTAGAGGTCCTCTACTATCCACTAGAGCTAGTTGGCTCTCAGGAGCGCGAGGAGGCGTAGGCTCAGGAGCCTCAACTGGAGCAGGAGTAGGAGCTGCCGTCGGAGAAGGAGTAGGTATACCCTTCCCCAAGCGCTCTCGCATAGCCGAAGGCGCAGGCTCAAATCCTGGCTCTGGGACCTTGGGAGGTACAAATATGCCCTCCGAGATGTTCCTCAGCTCGTTGAGGATTTGGATTTTCTCTACTACGTCTGTGGTTGATTCGAGTTGCTGCTGGAGCTCTGCTGCTCTGGCGGCTGCAGGACTCCCGGCTTCTGGAGGTCCTCGTAGGGCGGTGCCTTCACTCGGTCGCTCGCTAGAAGTCTCGCCTTCTCGTAGACGTCTTGGGGGTCCGCCTTCAGGCCCTCCACCGTGCGTAGCAAGTTGAGAACCGAGTGGTGACTCTGGCCTACCAAGAGGCCCGAACTTACCAGGCCCACCAAAGTACCCAATATCATTTGTGAAGAATCTGATTGGCTCAGTCCTTGCAGCTGATCCGAAGATATCCTTTGCATAATCCCAAGTACCTTTGAGTTTTTCGTAGAATTCAATGAAGTCCTTGTCTAGAGCAACGCTCCAGCCCTTCACCAAGGTCTCGTAGAGTCCAAGAACTTCTTGTGGAAGAAGTATTTTTCCAGAAGGAAAATGCACTACGCCCAAAGCTCTAGTTATCTCACCAGAGAAATCCGTATCGTGAGCCTCAATAGATTCGTGGATCACTTCATGAATCAGAGTTCCCATCGTGTGCTGAGATAGCCTAATCTCTAAGGGAGCGTTACTCGTATCGTAGCGAGAAGCTTTCCTTATCTCGTCGAATATCGTATAAGGGTTAACTGCTATGATATTATTTGGTGCTATCTTAAGTTTAACCCTGTTTTTTGCAGCTCTCGTGATGAGGTCATTAACGCTGAGGTTAATACCCAAATAGTTTGGACTGACAGAAAGACCACCGAACTTGAATCTATTGTACTCCACTCCAATATTAGTAGCGATCTGAGCGGCTGACTCCTGTATGAGATCAGCAACTTGAGAAAGCACATCAGCGAAATGCTCAACTAGCGGACCAGCGTGAGAGCTTTCTGCAGCCTCCTTAGCGAGGTCCTCGTAGCCGCCCTGAGTGTCGTAGACTCGTACGTTGAGCAGAGTGTTAGTTATTGGTGGAGCTCCTACTACCAAATCAACTGCCTCCTGGACTTGCTGTCTTTCTATATCAGCAAGAACCTTTCTGTACGTTTTGATCTTGTCACTAGTCTTCTCCGCTTCAGTCTTCCTACGAGCCATCTCAGAGCCTGGGAGCTTAGGCGGCTGCGCTGGAGGGCTGGTGTACTCCTCAGGCATGCTTCTCATTAGGCCTGAGCCACGAACGTCAGTCTCTCCAGCGCCCTCAGCTGTCCTAGTCTTAGACTCTACATCGTTGTGAAGTAGTTCTAGCCTAGAACGCTCTCGCCTATTCAGCTTGGCGTCTGTAGGTACCTCGTTATCCAGAACCAAGTCGTAGTATTCGTCTCCGTACTTACCAGCCATCTTCTGAGCGAACGCGTCAAGTCGCTGCTCTGATAGAGCAACTTCGTCGACGAGACTGGGACGGTCTATTGCTTCGACTCCTGGGCTGACTACGAGGGGATCAGGGCCAATCGAGCTATTAGGATTCTCGTCCACTCCAGCTCGGTATTGCTCAGGAGTAAGCTTGGTCTTTAGCCAAGCCCTAGCCTCAGTGATGGTCTTCCCTATGAGCTCTCCCCTCAACCTCGGCTGACCCACATCTCTAGCCAGCCATTTGGCTGTACGTTCATAAAGAACTATAGAGTTCTCTTCTTTGAGCTTGAGCCTATTCCGCTCCGCTGGAGAGGCATTAGCGTATTCGGCAAGAGAAATACCTAGTTCTTCCCCTGCCTTAGCGTCTCTAAGGTCAATCATCCGCTGTTCAGGAACCACATCAGGTGGCTCCGCTGGAGTCCGTCGTGTGAGTTCGGCTTCTATGGCGTCCAGCTTAGCTCGGTTCTCCTCAGTAGGACTGGCGTCCAGATTATCCATAGCACGCTCGAACTCTTGCTCCAGAATCTTCTGTGGCATCCTGGTAAGGTTGCGCTCTGCTTTGGATATCTCTACCTCTCCACCGTACTCGTACGTGTCAGTGGCGTCGTTGTACTTGACACGCTCAATCTTCATAGTCGTGTGCCCAGACTCATCGAGCCCCTTGCGAAGCTTAACGAGATCGGACCTAGCGTCAGCTGGATCGTCGTACGCATCAGCGTCAAAGAACACTCGCTTGACGACGGCCTTCCTGGTAGTCGTGTGCGAGCCAGGATCCTCACCAGACATACGAAAGTATGGCTTAGTTCCCTTTGACTCCATTTCAAAGATGACAGGCTCACCCTCTGACAACCCACTACCCACGTCAATAGAGGATCCCTTACGAAGGCCTTCTTTAAGGATGCTGACAGCGGACCCTACACTAGTTCCATGAGTAACGGCCGGCCGAGCCATCATCTTCTGACGCTGAGCCTCGTTTGCAGCTTCGAACTCGGCCTGCGTGAGCTTGCCACGCCCGATCTCCTCTACACCCGTAGGCTTGATCCCCGAAGGGGGAGGTGGGCCACGAGGCGGACCCTCGTAGCCAATCAGTCCCCGGCCTGTCTGATGCTCTGGTGGGAGCTGTCTCTCAAGCTCAGAGGGTCTGGGAACCCCAGGAGTAGTTGGAGCTTCCTGCCCGAACTTAGCAATCTGCTCAGGAGTGAGGGAAGGGATAGGCGGCCTAGCAGCAGCCTTAGCGGCAGCCGTAGGAGGCGGAGCCTTAGCAGGAACGACTCCCTGCAGTGGCACACCCTTGCCGGCCTCGACTGGCGAGACGGTTGGGACAGCCGTAGCTTCTTCAGCCTCGACTGTTGCGCGTACGATCTTCTTCTGGGCCTGAGTCAGGTCCTTCCATGGCTTATTGGCAGCTTGAGCGAGCTGAGGGAACATCATAGTGCGCATCTGAGGCGATGCACCCTGCCACCTATGATAGGAGGTCTTGACAGCGGCCTTGCCTTTCGTGCCCTCAGCCGCAGTCATCTCGTCGATCGTGCGCTTGGCCAGCTGTGCGAGCGTAGGGATGGGTTCAGGCTCCCCACCCACAATCTCCTCTGGAGGAAGAGGCTCAGGCTCTCCACCCTTGATTTCTGGAGCAGGTGCGGGACCAGGACCTAGGCGACGCTCTGGAGGGATAGGCTCCCGTTTGATAGGCTCTGCATACTGTGTGCCTCTTGAACGGTAGTACTCTTCTTGAGCCAACTTCCTCACGCGTGCAGCCTTAATGCCACCCAGTCCTGCTTCGATGCCCTTGAATCCCACTAGGCCCACTAGATCCCCGCCAAGGTTCTCTAGCTGAGCCCTGCGTTGCTCGTCAGTCACTGTACCCGCGGAGTAGAGGCTAGCCCCCTCAGGGATACCAGCGACCGTCCTGACCACATCCTCTAGCACGTCGAGCGGCCACTTAGCGAAGTTGATACCGATTCTAGCGGCTTCCTTTAAGTGCTGAGCCTGCTCTGGACTGCCAGGAGTTGGGACAGTGCCGCGTGCGAGCTCTGCTACACCATGAGCAGCTTCCTTGACTGTCCTACCGATGTTGGGGAGAAACTCTTTAACTCCACCAACTACGCCACGCTTCACAGCAGCGAAGTCCTCGCTGACCTGCGAGGGCTCAGTGTCAGCCCACAGTTGGTCGAAGCTAGGGACAGTGTCAGTGGCGTCAGCTGGCTGGGCCGTAGGCGGCTGAACCGCGTTAGGATCAGTCTGCTTCCAGAGTTCGTCGAACTTGAGGCCGGTCATTGGAACTTGTACCCTTCCTCAGTCATGGTCTTCCTAATCTCATCCTGAGTCTTGCCAGCCTTCCTAAGCTCTAGCATACGAGCCTTGGCGTCCTCTGCAGTCTTAGCTCCTGGCACAGCTCCACCACTAGCAGCACCCAATCCTATCGTGGAAGCCTCTCGCATGAGTCCTTGAATCTCCTGCGGAGACAGCACGCCAGCAATGTACTTGTCTCTAGCTTCAGTCAACCTTCCGCTGTATTCTTGGATGCGCCTGTACTGCGCCACCTGTGGGTCGTTGGCATACTTTGGATTGTTGAGCTTAATCATCGAGAACACGCTACCAGTCGAGCCTTCGGTGAAGGTCTTGAGCTTCGCGTCAGCTATCTTCACCATGTCGTTCATGGAGTTCACGAGCTTATAGTCGATTGGCTGACCACCAAGTCCGTAGCTATAACGCTGGCTTGCCGACAAGCGTGAAATGTCTTCCCCGCTGAGCTTGGCTCGCAGGCGTTCAATGGCCTGGCCGTAGTACGTCTCGTCAATCCTACCCCCGAACACTTTAGAGCGAGGATGGCGCAAGCCAACAGCCAGAGCCTCCTCAACGGTGGGTAGCTTCTTGCCGCCGTTGCGAGTGTACAGGTCCTCGACCACACGGTCTGCAATCTCGTTGAAGGTCTTGTCCTGGTCAGTCTGTTGAGCAGCGACAGCAGTAGGTGCAGCCTCAGGAATCTGAGCACTTGTGGTGGCCAGATCGAGTCGCTCTTTAGCGAGGGCTCCCTGAGTCGGTGCGCCAATAAGAGCTCTCTGTTCGGTGGTGAACCTATCAGAGGGCTTAAGCATCACTGGCTGAGCTGCTGGCACCCCACCTAGCGATTCTAGGGGGAAGTTGATCGGCTGAGCTGGTTGGTTGAGGCTCTCTAGATACTGTCCCTTCATGGCCCGCAGTTGCTCATCTGGTGTAGCCTGAGCGCTGGGAGGGCTGATTCCTGCATCCTGAAATAGCGACAGTACCTCAGGATGCCCAAACTGCTCAGGAGGAAGAAGGCCCTTCTCTCGCATGTCGAGGAGCATCGTGACGCCCTGCAGCGCTTCAGCCCGCCGGCGTTGACGGAAGTCCTCTCGCCCACTGAGGTAGCCTCCGACGGCCTGACCAGCTGTGCCCAGAAAACTGAAGGGCCCTGGTGTGATAGGGACAGTCATTAGTAGCCCCCGCTCTGCGTTCTGTTACCACGCGGCTGATTCCTAACCTGATAGCCCTGACGACCTCCACCCCCACCTCCGAGCCCAAGGCTACCAAACGTAAAGCCTCCAGCCCCAAAGGCAGGTGCAATCGAAGAAGCGGCCTGCGTAGCATAGTCAAGGAATCCCGGCTGGTAGCTATTCGTCACACCACCTGCAGGAGAGCCGAGGCCCTGAATCAGCGTGTTGGCGAAGATCGACTGGTCCTGAGCCCTACGGCGCTCGAACAGGTCTGCCAGAAACCCTCCCTGCATGGTTGAGGCCTCAGCAGCCTTATTACCGAGTATATTCCCAAAACCACTGCCAGTCAGGTTGCCAGCGGATTCTTTGGCCTGACCAAAAGTCTTCGTGTTCTGCTGTGTGAACAGGTCCAGATACGGCTGAAGGGCTTTGGGATCGACCTCTGATCCTGGAAACAGTCGATTCAAGCCTTCGCCGCCCTGGCCTAGTAGAAATTGTAGAAGCTTGGCGTGGGCCTGCCGAGTATCTCCAGTGACGTTCGGGTCTTGGCGTGTCTTGCCGACGAGGAAGCTCATGGCATCGACTCCACTTCTGATCTAGTGATTCCAAAGATGACGATGGACTTCCATCTGCCACCCAACAAGACAGCCTCACGCATTTCGCCTTCGCGAGTAAAGCCCAGACGCTTCATCAGTCGGACTGTACCGAAATAGATCTCAGGAATCTGGACAGTCATGCGCTGAAGCGGAAAGGATCGAAACATCCAGCGAACAATTTCTCGACAGACTTCTAGCTTCTCGGCAGGGGCTCTATCGAAGAAAGCCATATGCGCCATACAGTCGGTAACCTTCCACATCTCCCCAAACCAGATGATCCCCACAATAGTATCGTACTCGACGATCTCGAACCACATGGCGTTGGGCTCAAGGATCGTGCGAGTGAAGTTCTCAGGATCATTCTTAGTCAGGTCACTGAATAGGGTCCCATGTCGCTGTAGCATCCGCCACAGGGCGTGTAGCTTCGGCATCGTGAGGGACATCTCACGAATCTGCCACTTGTCAACGGATACTACAGCTTCTTCAATTATCACACAAGACCAACCTCTCCCTCGGCCTGGAAGGTCAGTGAGGTGCCGGCGCTAGCTCCACCTACGAGGAAGCCGTTCGTACCCTCAAGCCTCATGGCACCGTACCAGTCGTAGGCGCTGTTTGCAGGGACTGACAGCGCAGTACCCACGACTTCGGTGCCGGCGGAATTTGCACCAGTAGCACCCTTGTACAGAGAGAACGTTACAGCACCCGCGGTCTTGTTGACTATGCGAATGTGCCGCAGGATGATGTACGTCGCTGTGGCCGTGTAGCCTACAGCACTGGCACCAGCAGCCGCCGGAGCGATGATGTTAGTAGTGAGCGTAGCGCTCAATGCTACTGGGCCAAAGATTTCCAGCTTGTTCTGTGCCATGTTGTTCCCCTAAGAGAGCTGAGTGAGAATCCCATAACTACCTGTACGAACATTCGCTGACCCAACAGCCTCACGCTTGACTCGCGCAATCAGTGTGCCTGCATTAGCTCCATTCAGCACGACGCCACGGACTCGATAGATTCGCTTAGCAGTTCCACCACTGGCTGTCGATGCTCCCGCTGAGTCGTAGCTTGCTGCACCATACTCAGCTACACTTGCTGCTGTAATAAAGTACGTTCCTTGGTAGTATACAGCAGCCGGGGCGCTAGGTCCATTCACAGAAACGTCAATGCCAGTTGTTGTAGCGTCTGCATCTGCCACCACCGCAAACTCAAAAGCATATGACGCACCTGCCGCAATTGGAAACCCTAAGCCAGTCACATCAGCGAATGACGTACCGATCGTAAGTTGGTCTGCTGTAGTGACCCGCACAGAAACAAGCGACGTTGGGCTTATCCCTGGCGGACCTTGCTCTCCATCAGCAGGATCATCTGCTGTGAGAAAGATTACCTGTGAACTCCCACTCCCTCCACCTCCAGCTGGTCCTTGCGGGCCAGTAGCTCCTGTAGCTCCCGTAGGTCCAGGAGGCCCCATCCAGCCATCTTCACCAGGATCAGCCTCCATAAAGACTGCAGGGCCTAGCGGTCCTTGAGCACCAGTCACGCCGATCGGACCCTGCGCGCCAGTTGGTCCCGGAGGTCCAGATGGTCCCTCATCGCCTGGGTCTGCTTCGAGGAACACCGCAGGACCAAGCGGACCTTGCGCGCCAGTCAGACCAGTTAGTCCCTGAGCTCCTGGCGGCCCTCTATCGCCATCCTCACCAGGATCAGCTTGTAGATAGACAGCAGGGCCAACCTGACCTTGAGCTCCAGCGGGGCCAGCCTGCCCTATCACGCCGGGAGTACCAGGCTGTCCTTCCTCACCAGGCTCCGCTTCCAGAAAGACAGCAGGACCTATTGGCCCCTGTGCCCCAGTTGTTCCTGCTGATCCCGTCAATCCTTGGGGTCCTGGAGGTCCAATAGGCCCCTCTTCGCCAGATTCACCCTCCGATCCAGGTGGACCTAAGGCACCTTGAGCTCCCGCAGTTCCCGCTGCTCCAGCAGTCCCTGGTACACCAGGAGGGCCTTCATCGCCAGCCTCACCTTCCAATCCGGGTGGGCCCTGCGATCCTGTAGGTCCTTGGCTGCCAGCCGTTCCAGCAGCGCCTGATGCTCCTGCTGGGCCAGGAGGACCTGGAATCCAACTATCATCTCCGCCCTCTCCTTGCTGTCCCGGTGGTCCTTGCTGACCAGCAGTCCCTGCCGTACCAGTTGCACCAGTTGGTCCTTGATTACCGGGAGGTCCAGGGTCTCCATCCGCACCATCTTCGCCAGGTCCTCCTGGTGGTCCCTGTGGTCCTTGAGCTCCAGTGACGCCCTGCGGTCCTTGGTTCTACCTGGAGGTCCACGCTCGCCATCCGTCCCGTCCTCTGCAGCCCATAGTCCTGGCGGACCAATTGGTCCTTGACTCCCAGTCCCTGCTGGCCCTACTGGACCGATTGGACCTACTGGCCCCTGCGGGCCTTCAGGTCCTGGCTCTCCACCACCTCCACTCCCATCTCCAGTACCACCAGTTGCATCCTCGTAGCTGGGTACCTTGTCGGGACCGTGGCTTGTGAGGACTTGTCCAGCCTCGCCCTCAGGTGCAAAGTTATCACGAGCAGTCAGGTTATTCTGTAGAGCCTTAACTAGTTGCTTTACAGACGTTATGGCTTCCCTGACAATACTATCTACTTTCATCCTCTAGCCCTAGCTGCATTCTGAGACACGATGAGCATTGGAATCATCGCGAGCAGCCTGAACTTACCTAGCGTACTTGAGAACACTTTGAACTGGAGGTTCTTACCCACCACAGTCTTGTTCACGCTAAGCGTCTGTGGCGATCCGCCAGTTGTACTAATTTGTACACCTGATTCATACGTCAGCCAGTTGAGACTCGCAGGGACCAGAACTCGATTGCGGTCCAACTCTATGTTGCGATACTGGAACGTTAGGATCTGATCGAGGTCAGACTCATACTCAATCTGGATCTCAGGGACCGTGGTCTCTTCAAGAGGGCTCGCAGACAAGATCAGGCCAGTCTGAAGATCTAGGGTGGAGTTAACACCGTTATCGTCAACCGCATCTTCGTCCTCTTCGTAGACCCTATCTACGCTTGATAGGAGCATTCCACCTGCTTTAAAGTCTCCTAGCTCGGAGTCGATCGACTGGCTGCCAGCAGCATCAATAGTTCCAGGTGAAGAGTCAATAGTGAGGACTTCTCTTCCTCTAGCGGTATAAGATATCCATCCAAGCTGAATCGGGTACTCGTCTTGAGTCCATCCTCCATCACCTCGCATGTTGTAGCGCCAGACCCTGTTCCCAGTAAGTAGGGCATACTCCCTCTCTGCATGGTCATAAGCACCTACCGACAGTTCAGGATTGGGCTCAGCTAGCAGGGACCGCCTAATCTTGGTCCCAATAGCCTGAGCACTCTGCTCACTGATGAGGTACACATCGTCGTTCATGAAGGCGATCACTCCACCAGGCACATCTGCTGCAGCGTGGTACGAGTGCGTCCCAAGGTTCGGATGGATTCTGCTGAACCTGAACGGTGCTTCAGGATCACCAGTCTCGCTCATCTGCCACACAGAATTGTCTCGCAACACGATGGCAGCGTAGTCACTAGCAGGGTGGACTCCTCTCGCTAGATCAACGTGTCCTCCCGGCGTGGACAGCAAGTCCTCAAATCCACTACCAAACCCAGCCCAGTCGTTTGAGTTGTTCTTCACCGACCACTGTATGCGGTTCCCCCTGAACGTAATGCCGTCGGTAACTCCACTCGCTATCACACGACCAGTGAATGTCGTCAAGTGCTTTGCAGGTGGAGCCCCTGCAATCTTAGCAATGGCTCCCGTCTTAGGATTGTACTCATACATACCATCTACGCCATTTGAGAAGATCAAATTGTCGTTGAAGGCTGTATAAGCAAACTGGTCAGTGCCTGAGCCATGCAAGCCTCCTGGAACTGGCAAATCCTGCCAATCAGTAGTATTCCAAAGCTCTACCTTATTCGTACAAAACCTTATGACATAGGCCGTCTCGTCTGAAGTGATGAACGTGATTGCTGACACTATGCCTGAAGTCGCGACACCGCCTACAGGAACTGTTCCAGGCCTCGACAACATAGTCGAGTCCCGTAGTCTCACATTCTTAATCAAGGCTCCATGATCGTTGGCTACCTGACTCAAGCGAGATGTGGTGTCCATCCCCTTCGGCGGCGCCCAGAACGGCGTCGGGACAGGATCAACTCCAGGAGCTGTTGAGCTACTGAGAGGGAGACCTATCGCAGACCGAAGAGTGATAGGCTTAGCCATCACTCATACTCCACTCTAGCAAAATAAATGACAGCAGGAACCGGCAAGAACGACTTCAACCTGTAGGAAAACTTATCCACCACTGGTGCCGAGATATCTACGCTAATCACCTCTTGCACCCCAGGAGAGGCGCTAAACGCAACAGAGGTCAACGTTGTCGCTGCCCCAGTAGCGTCTCTCTCCTCCAAAGCAATTGTGATGGCACCTCCAACGCCATTCCTAAGAGCCGTCACTGCTATTCTCTTAATGATTGCTCCTACAGGAAGCGGGAGGCTCGCGTAAACGTCATTGTCAACAGAGTTAGTTATGCCAAGCGGACCATATCCGGCGTTCGTTCCAGCGAAGCCAGCACATCCATCAATAGTCAGGTGCTTAGTCGCCTTAAACACCAGAGGGTCAGCGCTGAAATCTACGAACAGCGTAGCCTCGAACCGCTCCCGCAGATCGACCTTTAGCTGCCGAATTATATCGTCTACCGTGTTCCTAGCAGCCGAACCTAAGGGCGCTGTCTCGTTCCACGGATTAGAGTAGGCCATGTTAGTTATACCTCACACAGAGGCCCACGAAAGCTGATAACGTAGAGCACACCGATCAGTAGCATTGCTCTGGCGACACTTCCGCGTGGGAACATGGCTCAGTCCTCGTGGTTGAAGTCTAGTCGAGGGGACAAGCCACCCTCAAGCGTTGGAACAGATACACCACTGTCGAAGTCGGTCTTCTCCTCATCAACCTCAATAGGCTGATCGGCTAGCCATGCCTGCCACAAATCCCAAGCCGCTTTCGCCTTCGGCAGGTCAGTCGCATCCTCGAAGTACTTGAACCTCGCTAGCCTAACTATGCCCTCGTGCCACGTTAGCGGAAGCGTAGGAACGTCTATCACGCTCACTAGCCCTGCGATCACTGCCTTGTATTTCAGCTCCATCACCAGCACAGCATCTGGAGTAGGAACTAGCTGGACGTAGTTCTCGTTCCGCAGATAGAACTGAGGCTTCCCAGGTATGGCAGCTGACTTGCGTCCAGAGAACCTGCGGTCGTCCCACTTCTCCAGCTTCACCTCGTTGGTCGCGTCCCTGAGGCGCATAATCGAGGCGCAGTCCGACGGCAGGTTGTACCTGTCGTTTAGGGCGATGGTGTTGAAAGTCACTACTCGACGCACCTGATGAAACCGATACTTATTAGATATGTCCCTATAAGCACCGTTGAGGTGCTCAGTCAGCTCCAGGTCTGGCACCGCGTTGAGCGACGGCTGGCCAATCTGCCGACGGAGCTTAGTCTGCATTTCCCCGAGGTTCATGCCATCACCGCCCTGTGACGATGAAATCAAGTGAGTACTGGTTCCCGCTGATCGGAGTTCCCACGAAGACCCAAGTGAAGGTGGTCGTCGAGGCACCTGTACGCACCCAGTATCCAGTAGATGGAGCAACAACATCTCCTCGACTACAAGCCTGAATCGGGTTAGGCGACCAAGCTCCATCCTTAAAGGTCAGGACGATAGTAGGATTAGCTCCGATACCAGCTCCCTGGCATAGAATGTTGACTCGACCACCAGTATCATGGGCAGTGACTGAGGCCACAATTGCTGTATCGCCCCAACCTGCTGACAGGACGTAGTCTCCAGCCACATGAGACGAACCACCACCAGTGTAGCGCCCTAGATTGTGCTTCTTCCTAGTACCAAGATTCATGCCAACAATGCTAGTTACCGCCGAGGAGAACTCGTTGCTATGTTCCAGTAGAGAGACGTTGGTGCTAAAATCCACTGACAAGCCGCGCTGATTCACGAAGGTTGCAGACTTGGTACCGTCTACCAAGCGGTTGTTAGTGATTGCACCGTCGTTGTCATTGTTCTTCACTGCAATAGCAGCCGACTCAGCGATGGTAGCGCTCCACGGATCAATGATAGTGTTATCGTCTATCGAGAGACCAGTGTTCCTCGCATACATTGTGATGCCATGAGGGCTGCACTCGCGGACGATATTGCTTGCAAGTCGCATTCCAAGACTATCAAAGACGACGATTCCACCAGAAGTGGGAACATCTTCGTCACCATGTCCTACAACGATATTCTCGGTAATGTCGCCAGTAGCAAGCTCTCCGGCCACTACACCAGCCATGACGATGCCATAGCCCTTAGAGCCGTCTGTAGCAAGGCTATTGATGTAGTTCTTATGAACAGTGCAGTCTAGAGGTGCATACATTGGCACTGATCCAGACCCATCTGCTCGCGGAACCGCGATACCTACATAACACCCAAGCACTGAATTGTGCAGGAAGTGAATACGCTGCCCGCCATGAGTGTCGAGTCCCTCCCAGAAGAGCACATTACTGATCCTGTTGTGATGTACTAGCACGTCACGTGAGCGGGGCCTAGTGACGAGACTATCTACCTCATTACGCGTGAAGGTCATCCCGTAGCCAAGCGGCGTGCCAACGATGTTAGTCACGCGATTGTTGCCTACGTCGCCATCAATAGCTGACAACCCTATCACACCATACTTGTAGATGTCCTGCATCCGACAGCGAAAGACCTCAAAATCTTCGACGTGCTCCAGCCAGATTCCTGCGTTGCCCCAGCCATGAGTTTTGCAGAACTCGATGCGAATATCCCTACATGGAGATGCAGCAGAGGCACCAATAATCTCGATGGCGTTCTCACCAGCAATCGAGCTAGCGAACTGTACACCCTCCAAATCGAGGCCATACAGATGCGCCCCACTACCAATGATGCTAATACCACCAAGACCAGCCACAGTCTGCTTGATCTTGGAGCGCTGACCAACGAGATACATGTTTTTGGCGAGAATCGGCTTATTCGTTAGCTTATAGAAGTTGGAAGGATATGGAATAAACAGTGCTGAGCCATCAGGAGTGCCATCGAAAGCATCCTGAAAGGTTTGTGTAGCATCGTTGATTCCATCTCCAATATCTACTCCTGTGTTAGTTCTGAACGACAAGAGGTTGTAGACTGGCCCGTAGAACCCACCAAAACTAGAGTCGGGATCAAAGCCGCTAAACTCCATGAACTGACGTAGCGGTCTATTGATTACGTCCGGCTCAGTAGGATGGCCCTGACCAACCGCCAGCTCACTTTCCAGACACCACTCAATAAGATTAGGCATCATTATCTCCTATCAAGTACTGGCCATTCACGAGCCAAGTCCCGTTGAGTAGCATGATCGTTCCAGTGTGTCGGCAGCTAGTAGGTATAGAGATTCCAAACTGTGGAACAAACTGAGTGTAGAAGGGAGTTGACAGCCCTGGACACCCTTCCGGCACGATAGGCCCTGGACCAGCTCCTCCCACCGCTTCGGTCCACTCACCAGTGATAGTGAATCTATCAATAGTCGCAATGGTGCCATCTGGCAGAGGATGCTCAAGCCCCAAGCCATCGTCTCCCAAAACTGCAAATCGTCTAACCGCAGTATCTGCTGACATTATACGAACTTGCCTCTACTCAAAGTAGTCCCGTTGTCGCTAAAGTTCACGATGCCCAGCACACTCACGTCGTTGCTCTTGTACAGCTTGCGCTGAGTTGGGCTAGTATCAGACTTGTTGCGTCCAAGCTGATACACAAGTTGCAGCATTTGGAGCATACTGACGTTAGTTGCAGGAGGCAGTACCGCAAGTTCTGCGAACTGATCCACACTCATCACATCCAACACCTGGTCGTTTATAGCAGCCAGAGCACTTGCGTCAAACGTAGCTCCAGTGATTCCACCTGCAGCAATCGCGGCCTGCAAGGGGTTGTTCTGTAGAGCTGGATATGATTGGTGTAGATTGTCGTAGTAGCTCTGAGCAAAGTCGGTATCCACAAGAGCGACACTCGTCGGGCAGATAAAGGTAACGTAACCAGCTGCTCCTGGCACGTTGGTGAAGGGATCACTGCTAGCAGGGGCTCCGATTCCAGTCGTAGAATCGTAAGTTGCCAAGACCTTGCACTCACCCTTAGCCACTCCAGACGCAATATAGACAACGATCTGTCCAGGTGCACCATCTCGCTGACCAACCTGTAGTTGAACCTCAGTCAGGGTGCCAGAGACCAAAGTTCCGGCTCCAAGAACACCCATTCTCGTTCTCAAACTGGTATCAGCGAGCATGGCAGCTATAATCTCTGCTATAGCATCTGCTGACAAGGCATCAGCATCAACGGCATCCGTCGCAATCGCTGCAGCATTGATCGCTCCAGCTGCGAACTTAGCAGAAGTAATTGCACCAGCAGCAAGCGCACCAGCATCTATAGCATTGTCAGCAATTGCAGCAGCGTCTATTGCACCAGCAGCGAACTTGGCTGCTGTGATGGCACCAGTCGCGAGGACTGCAGCATCAATAGCGTTGGCTGCCATAGCATCAGCATCTATTGCGTCTGTTGCAATGGCCGCCGCAGTAATGACACTAGCGTCCATACCAGCAGTCTGTGTATCGAGAAGATCAGTACCACCAACTAGTGCATCGTAGACGTTAGCTGGAACGACCATGAAGTCACGCCAGACTGGACAGCAAGACGCTGCAGCTGCGAAAGAGACCCTAAGACTTCCAAGGGTGTTGGTGTCAGTCGTGTCGAGTGTGACTAGATAATCACCGTAGGCATCGTAGGTCGATGCCGTCACCGTCGCATGACGTACAGCCTTCGCACCACCACTCTTCGACAACATGATACCTGTCGAGGCGTGATCTATTGCCGAGACCAATGTGATTACCAGCGTAACTCCATCACTAGGGCTGACGAATGGCCCGAAGGATATAACCTTCGATGTATTCTGCTTCAGAAAGTTAGCCATGTGGTCAGGTCCTCATGCGTTCGTAGTATGTATGAAGAATCGGTGGAAGCACAATTCCACCAGCCGTCTCGATCAGCTCCAGTGCGATTATTGCTAAAGCATTGCCAGCAGCGTCATGCGACATATCCACTGTGTTGTCGGTGCCAGTCTGATCCTCTGTTGCAATTCTAGCTGAAGGCGTAGACATACCACCAGGATCTTGCTGTTTCGTAAAGCCAGACCCCGGCGTGAAGATCGTCCCAGAAGCTAGCGCACCACCGAGAACTCCATAAGCTACACTATTAGCGTCTGCTAGCGCTCCAAGCGTAGCTGTGATGCTAGTGCCACTATCAGCTCTATTGGTTGCCGCGGCACCACGCACAGAGATCGTGCTTCCCACACCTCCACGATAGCGGCGCATAGCCCACATGATGCCAGTCTGTACGTTTCCACCAAAGTCAAATGAGAAAGTAATAGTCTCACTAAGAGTTGGCACCATCGTCCAGAGCGAAAGCCGCTTGATTGGGCTAGCAATCGAACCAAATAGGAGATCTCCTCGCAGGCTAAAGACTGGCGATCCAGCACTTGAGCACGAAGGTGTCGCCAGATCGGGTGAGGAGCCCTTAGTCGAGAGCAGAGCAACAGTAACTAGATCGCCCGCTTGAACCGCAGAACTCCCTACTGGCCCATAGGACGCCACGTTAGACGTATCAGAGCTCTGTCCGCCATTAGTTCCAGTAATGGTCACGGCAATCCTGACATGTAGACGTGATCTATAAGAATATCATCAGCACGAGTCTTGTTGTCTGCGCCACTAACATAGATCGCATTGAACAGCCAGAGGCTAAATCCATTAATGTACCCAGCGTCGTTCGCACTAGCGTTGGGAAGCGGTGGCACCTCGTTATTAGTTCTGTAAACCATATCAGTACGATTCGCCCAGTTAACAGTCGGCCCGGCTAGCTCTGTTTTCCACGCCTTCCAGATTCCATTAGCTAGCCCCAAATCGTTGACCTCAAAAAGGTTCTCCATCAGATACCACGTATTGACCTTCATGATAGTCGAGTTTGGACAGTGCCGGCTCACGTTGTTCTGCTGATAAAACCCAAGGTTCACCTGAGTGACGAAGCCGGGACTTGGTACCGAGGCTCCCCAGTAACCTTGATTGCGAGAGTTGGACGTACCGCCTATGCCCGCTAGTGGCATCCCATAACCAATGTAGCCGAATGGCTTGAATATGTTGGCGCCGTTAGGCGTTATCTCAAAGTTGGTGCCGTTGCCGTACAGGTTGATCCAGAAGGCAATGTAGAACTTGGACATGTAAGCACTAGCACCATCAGTTCCAGTGCTGTCCCACGCCTTAATCATCCACTTTCCCACACCACCCCTAGTGCCAGATGGATAGCGACATTGCCAGAGATTGTTCGGTGACATTGGAGCCACAACACCGATAGAGCTAGCAGTAACGACCTGGACTGTATCTACTGGATAGGCAGTACTTTGTCCCCACTTCCCCAAAATACCAGTCGCAGTGCCTGGTGTAGCCGTACTGTTAGCAAAGGGCTCCGCGTTGCAGGCATTTTCAGCCATCGGCGTCCAGCCTGGATCATTCGGCCAGGTGCTAGCAGCCGTGACAGCGAAACTGCTCGATGTAATGTCGAAGGCGTTGTCAGTTCCACGCTCGATAAGGATCGTGAAGTCGCCAGGAGGCGTGAAGCCAGTCACACTTAAGGCGAATGTAGCTCTACCGTCCACACAGGTAGCCGTTAGAGTTGCAGTGCCGTTGTTGAGTAGAGTCGCTCCCTCAGTGTTATTAGTTAGTGTCACTCTGTAAAGCGAAGCATCTCCAAGAATTCGTAGATTGTCTATATCTACTACATCCACTACGAGTGGGAAGCTGTTGCCAAGCGGAATGGTGACAGGCGGCCCAGTGACAATCACCGAGTGGTGAGGTATTGGTGGGGACGCAGATACTGGATTAGAGTCTACCGTGTACACGACGCTCGACACAGTCGCTGTAGCACGAATATTCGAGGCGCCACCAGTCGCATCGACTAGACCGACGCCAGAAAAAGTTCTCAAACCTGCCGTAGCACTACCAGACGTAGTCCCAGTAAGCGAGGCATCACTACCTGGAGCGATAGAAAGCGCTACACTTACGCCAGACCCAACACCTGACAACTTCCGGTTGCCGTTAGTGTCTATCAACTCGACAGAAGGCTGAGGCGCCATCACCTGTCCACTGTTCATATTGGAGGGTGGCTGCTGAACAAAGCGAAGCCCAGCAACTGGACCAGCTACTGTTGAGATCGAATCATCAACACTCACAGCATCGCCGTTAACATCAGCAAACGAGAATCTGTTCGTGTTAGTTCCAACAACTGTGCCTGCTCTCGGCTTCATTGTAACGAGACCAGACGCATTAGTCTGCTTCTCTACGTCTGGAGTACCTCCACCAGCTATCACAGAGTCAGTAACACTAGTGCCAAAGACTCCAGTGGTGTGATCTGGGCCAGTAACTTTCAACGTAATATCAGACGTGTACAACGCTCCTGCTGCGATGCCAGACTGAGTACCACCAGACACAATGTCTATGAACGTTGCAACAGCTGATGGAGATGCGTTGGCAGTGAATACTAGGTTCGGGACTCCTGCAGAGGAGAATGTCAAGCTGTTAACACCGATACTTCCCAAGGTCCAGCTAGCCAGGGCAACAGCACCACCAGCATCAGTAGTCAGGGACCCAGTCGGGCTCCTAGTCCCACCACCTGCCGTGATCGCTGTAGTGACAGTTGACCCAGAGATGACATTACCAAACTGGTCCACCAATATAGCGGCTGGAGCAGAAGTAACGTTGTTACCAGCAATCCCAGACTGGTCATCAGCACTAGTCGCGACCAGTGCAGCGGGAACGTCGTGGTTAGCAGTAGCCCCAAAAGTCGCTGATCTACCATTCCTTACGATAACAACTGTGGCAGTATGGCTCCCGACTGGAGTCGTTGGAAGGATCCACGTCGATTGAGCATACCCATTAACATCAGTCTGAACAATTGGGCTACTGAAACCACCATCACCACTAGATGTAAACGAAATATCTTCATTGGGAACAGGAGTTGTTCCGTTGGGCAGTGTTACTCTTACTCTGATTGGCGTAGATAATGCAGCTCCAACGATTCCAGTCTGGCCATCACCAGATATGGCACTAACTCCAATCACACTAAAAGCATGGTGCCGTCCAAAAGCGATCAGCATATCTACACCCTCCTGAACCTTTGAGACAGCTTGCCATAGCTCAAGTTGATCTTCTGGGGGCCAGATGTCATTGGACACAAGCCCTCCTTAACCATCAGAGAGGTTAAGCAGCGCATACACTCCAACGTCTCGCTGCGCGCCTTCGGCGCCAGCAGAAACGAGGCGAATCGCTTCGCCAAAGCCACCAGGCGTAGAGATGCTCTGTGACTTGGCAGCGATGAGTGCTACATCGGCACCGCCAACAGAGAGCGCCTTAAATGCGCCAGCAGCTGAATCGTCGTGGGGGGCTACTTGAACGGTGACAGCAGCGGTGTATGCTGCAGCATTGTCGAACTGGAGGCCTTGAGCCATCGCCAGTTCGCGTGCCTGCAAGACGTTAGAGGTCGTCTGACCGTTTGCTATCGTCGCCGTTCCGAGGAATACTCTTTGAACTCCCATTTAGCACTACCTCGACTGTAGTCGCGTGCGGAGACGCGCCGTTAGCAATCTTGCTGACACGATACCGCTCAATCCGCTTCCAAGGGAGGGTGAACAGGCCGGAAGCATCGAATGTGATGTGATCTTTGAGATCGCCCACCTCAATATCTACCCTGACCTGTTCCCCTTTACCCAAGTTACTGATCCGTAGACCAGTTTCATTCCCCTTAGAGAGGGACCACGACCCCTCAGTCGAGACTGCGCAGGCTGCCAAAGCCACTCGGCATTTCATAAAGGTGTACTTTTCTGTGCATCTCACGCAGCTTCAGGATTATCGCTGATGTACCAGACGTCATAGTCATGGACACCATCAGGCGCAGTCGCCGGGGCGTAGGTCCCTCGTGGGTCCGTAGTAGTAGTTGCCGTTGAACCAGCAACCAGCGTGCCCGTAGTGACGATAGCACCATCAGCGTACTCCTTAACAGCGGAGATCACTGAGTTCTGTGCACTGAGTCCGAGTTTCGTGCCGGTACCAGCAATGATGGTATCACCGCTAGCGTCAGCAGCATTAACCTCGGTAATAGAGGTCACGCTCTTGAACGCCTTCAGACCAGTGAAGGTCTTGGACGTTGTACCAGCTGTAACAGACCATGCCTCTGTGAGCGGATCGCCAGCAATGTCAGTTCCAGTGATCACGCCACTCAACGCTATCACTGCACTGCCGTGAGTGACAGTAATCACCACGTTGCGAGCAAAATCAAGCTTTGCTACACCACCAGAGGTCAGCGACCCACCTAGAGTCATGTTGACAGTGCCTACTACCACCTGACCTACGTGAGACACACTGATTCCGTTGGTTACCGCCGCTGCCGGATTGACAAAAGAGTCATGAACGATCGCACTAGGATTAATGCGATAGCCAGACCTCGACCGCAGCGCTCTATTCGACTGATACCCTGTTGCAAGTGGCATTTAGGTACCCTGACTCCCCCAGACGCCTCTCCACCCACCGAAACCTGAGCCATTTCGGCGAGTCAGCTTGAACAGCGCGTCTCCGGTGTGGAAATCGTCGCTGTTGGTGAACGTCGCAGCACGACGATCAAAGTAATTCACGTCATGCTCATCACACAGCACAGCCCACATATCAGGATCTGTCAGATAGTGAGACAGATGGCTACGCAAGCCCTCACGAGCCACTTGGTTAATGTCGTTCTGGTTCGAGCCAGGCAGGTTTTGCGTCTTCAGCGTCTGGTTAACGAGCCAGTAGTCATTAATGCTGTGCAGGACGATCTTGGGAATGAATACAGCAGGAATCCCAGACTCGTCGGTGAGAGAGTGGAATGATTCCAACGCTGCTTGCAGCGCCAGCAGGTCAAAGTCCGCATCAGTCGCATGGCGGTTGGACAGCGTACCACCTCTCAGCGTGGTGTGAGCAGTGCTAAACAACGACTCACCACTCACAAAGCCATTGACTGCGGTATCGAAACCACTGTTGTAAGGCGCGTGCATCACAATCTCCATGTTGTTCCTAGCAGACCGTCCAAGCGCCTTGCTCATCCGGCCTCCCATGATACCATAGAGATCATCTTCCATCATTTCCTGCGTAATGCGGAAGCCCAGAGCGTAAGTCGTCCAGGTGTACCGCTTGGCAGTGCCCTGAATTGCATCCTGATAGGTCACCGAAGCGCCTTCAGGCTTGCTGATGAGGGTCCCAAAGCCTGCGATCGGGAAGTCCTCTTCATATGCTCGCTTCGAGCTGTTCATATTCACAAGCTCGGTTCCCTCAACGGGACGCTGCTTGTAAGTCTCGAAGACGATCTTTCTGAACCCCGGCACTACGAGGTTGCTGAATCCACCGCGAACATGAGTCATTGTTTACGAGTCCTTAGCTCGCGATGGCATCGAACTGCAGGTTAGCGGCAATAAACGTGACGAAGAAGATACCGTTGGTAATGTCTACACGCTTCACAAAGACACGCGGGTTAGCCACGTCCGTAGTATCAACCGCCCAGTTGCCGCTCGACAAACGCACTAGTCCGTACCCAGTTGCGACTGCCACATGCGTTTCCGCTGGTGTGGTAGCTGAGCACATTCTGACAAGTGCGTTGGTCTTCAAAAGCCTCAGAGGGATCTTGCCGTTAGGCGTAAGAACCCTCGCTGCCTCCGATGCTACCTCAGAGATGCCTGCAATGAGAGCTGGATCAGCCCCACACCGCTTGATCTTCTGGTCGGCAGTATCGTAGTACATCAGCTCCCCAGGCTTCGCTGCAGTTTCACCTGCAGTCTGCGAGGGAACATACTCTTGCACCTCAGTTCCGTGCTCGTACTCCGCACAGACGTGTGCTGGAAAGTCTGATGCCACAGGTTATCCTCTCACGATAATGTCTTCCGCGTTGATGCTGAGCCCGTGGCGGTCTCTCATGACCTTTGCCACCTCGTCAGCCATTCGCTCGACCTCAGTTTCATGAGATCGGAGCAGTTCCTTGTTGCGAGCCTTCTGTTCTGCCACTCGACGGTCATACTCTGGCCTATCGAGCTCGAAAAGCGCGAGATCGCCTGCCTGACGACCACCATCAGCCACTGGAATGCGCTCATAGCCATCCCCAGTACGCTTCTCTGCGTTCTTCAAGTTTACCCAACGTACCCGCTTGTTGGGTCTGGCAGCTTGCACATCACTCGCATCAAGCAACTTCTGCTTCGGCGTGCGAGGAATCGCCCCACTTCGGCCGGTGGTACGCTCCACCTGGTTTAACTTCTCTTGCATCCCCTCAATTGCTGCTTTAGCCTCCGCAGGAGAAGGCTTTACTAGGTCCTTTTCGTCTTTTTCAGCCATTTTAGTCAAGCCTCGTTCCGACGTTAGCCCAATAAGCGTATTCCTTAGGAGTCAAGCCCATCTTATCTGCTATTTCCTTCTGGGTCGAGTCTAGATTGTCCTGAGTTAGCGTTTTTCGACCCCTTCCAGCCCCAGAGTCAGTAAAACCGATCGTGTCAGCCTGTTCTGCCTGAGCAGCGGTCCTAGTTGCAGCCACCTTTCCTGCACTCTTGCGCTCGATCAACTTCTCAAAGTTACCAGGACGACCCCTAATAAGCGAGATCATGTCGTCCCAGGCCGCAGGATTACTCAAAATCGCCTCTTTGTTGGGCACAGAGCCCGCTAGACGAGTGATTTCCTCCCCAAAGAGCTCAAATTCTTCTGCGTATTTGGTTCTGGCCGCTGATTCTACAGCGCTAGCACTACCTCTCATCATCGGACCGAGACGATTTTCAAGATTCTTCTCTGCCCGCTTCACGGCCTGCTCACTCAAAACCTTAATAGCCTTGACCGGATCGTTCTGATAGAGCTCTGCTACCTGCTCCTCAGACAGTTCGGGCTCAGGCTCTGGCATAGGAGGAGGCGGTGGAGCCTCCTGCTTGGCCAGTGCTCTAGCCGTTAGCTCGGCTTGCTCACGAGCACGTTCACTAATCCGGACGGCTTCCTGCGTTCCTTCGAGCATTTTGACAAGATCAGCTGCTGACTTGCCCTTCAGATGCTCAGGAATCCCCTCGCCATCGAGCTTAATATCATCCATCTTAGGAGCAACTCTAGACCCTTGCTCCATCTCGTCCAGGGTTACACTCTCTGGTCCAGTGGGTGAGGACATGGTTTTCACTTCTCCACTTTGATGGTACGTTCTAGCTCCTTGAACAGCTCAGGGAGCACATTAAGGACTTTCTTTAGCATATCAGCCGAGCCCTGGGACCGGAAAAGCAGGTGCGGCTGAACCTCCTGCTCCAGGGACCGCTGGGCTTGGCGACGGAGGACCTCTAAACGTTGAAGGTATAGGCGAAAAGGCCGGCTGGCCTCCATTTCCAGGAACTCCTCCTTGAGCACCTGGAGCGTTTCCAGCTCCATTTCCCCCAGGTTGTCCGACATTCAGATACTTCTCCAAGTCGGGTAGGTAAGAATCAGGGTCACGAACGTCGTACTTAGTCAACAGGTCCTTGAACATCTTCCTAGCAGCTTTCATCACGTCGTTAATCATGAGTGCTAGTTCGGGCTGAGTCTGCATAGCCTGCATAGCACCAGCACCTGCCTCCAACACCTTCTCCAGATACTGCATCATGATCTGAATGATCTGGAGCTGCATAGTCTGCATTGCCTGACGATTACCAGCAGCATCAGTCGCAGACAAGTCAATAGCAATCGCCCCATTGACATTCTCAGCACTTACGGTAGCAAAGAACTCCGCAACCAGCGAACCGATCTCATCGTCTCCAAATACGAGGTCATCAAGGCCATCAAGACCATACTGAATCCAGATGTACATACAGTTCTCGATGATCTCTGCGAATCCATGCCTAAAATTCTCCAAAACTTGCTCAACACGCTTGGTTCCTTCTTGAATTAGGGCAAGAGTTGAAGTAGCCGTCGCGCGTGAACCTATAATAGGGCTCTCACGACCAGTCAAGTAGTCAGAAACACCCGTCCGCTTCTCGATGAGACCAAAGATGTTCTGTCGCTCAGTTAGAGTCGAAGGATAGATGTCATTTGCAGCGAACGGAATGAAGTCCTTCTGAGGATCGTCTACAAAGAAGCAACGACCAGCATAAAGACGCGGAATCTCCTCTATGCCAGAGTCCTTCTTGACGATGAACATTCTAATATTCGCCAAGTAGGCATTATCAGAGGCCATCCGCTCCCAGGACGTAAGCATATCCTGGAGAGGCCGAATCATCTCACAGAGACCGAACCCATATAGCGAATCGTTGGTGAGAGAGTAAGGTATAACGGTGTAGGGCTTCCGCTGGTGAAAGTACCAATTATAGCGGAGTTGTAGGAGTGTCCGAGTATCTTTATGATATGTAGCGACCAGATGCTCTGGAAGGTCGTCGCCGTTAATGTCATAGTCGCACCACACTTCAAAGATTTCTATCTCATCTATATACCTACGCACTGTGTCGTGTTGAGTAGCGTCAGCCCTAGCTTGTTCAAGCTGGGTGCGAATGACAGTTTCTTGGTTCTTGACCTTGTCTACGTTAGTCAGCTTACCACTGGCCTCAGCGACCTTCAACTTCCAGAACGTAGTAGGAATACGCTCAGCTACGATCGGACAGTCCTGAAGGTCTTGGTAGAGAGGTGGGAACAGCAAGTTGCCAATCCCAACTCCGAATACCCTAGGTCCAGAGAATCTGACTTCGGTTTTCTTCACTACATTCCAGTTTTCGTCGTAAGTGCATATCTGTGCAGCCTGACGATCGTACACTGTCTTGAACGCACAGGTGCCGAGCTTCGTAGCTTCGAGCATTCTGGGAGAAGCTACACGCCGCAGTTTAAGTCTGTTCTTCTGGTAGAAGTCAACCCACTGGTTCAGTGCATCTCCGTACTTGATAAACGACTTCTTGAGCATCTTGAGCTTGAACACAGGGTCCTGCTTGAAGATACCTGTATCCAGACGAGCATGAATAGGATCCACCGCCATTGCTACTGCAGGAACTGTGACGTTAGAGCAGCCAATGAAGGGCTTGTCTACCTTCGGACCAGATTTAGCCCGATAGGCTTCTTCCTCCTCAGCCCACTGCTTCTGCTTGGTGAGCTGGTCAGAGATCATGGCCTCTAGATACTCGTCAAGCCAGTTGAGGAACTCGTTCTGCTTTTCCTCAGAAACATCCTTAAGAATCGGAGGAGGATACTTATCCTTCTCAGGCTCTTCAGAATCCTCTAAAGCTGGATCACCCGTGTAGGGCTTTCCTGAGTTATCCTCAAAGTACATTGCAGAAGTCATCTATCACCCTTGATGCGTGCTCGCTTGCGCTCGCACGAGGAGAGGGGAGTGCGTGTGGACAAATCTCGACAGGGGAGGAGGGGCATTCCGCTGGTGAACGGGAGGCGTGGTGCGGCTCGGAAGGTGCGTGCGGCGATGGCAGGCTTCGCAGAGCGCTATCACGTTCGAGGGATCACAAGCCCTGCGGGGATTGTCTACCACTCTAATCTTGTGGTGAGGATGCTCCGCTGGCCCTTGGCACTTAGTACAGCGCTTGTCCCTCTTAAATACAATCCGCCTCATGAGCTGATATTCAGGTGTCCAGCCCATCACAGTCCTCAGCCCCCTCCACCTGTCCAGGAACTGTTTCCTCGTGATCTTCTTCTTATATCTGCTCTGCTTGAGCGCAATCATAGCACGGACAACCAAGTCGATGGTTCTGTCCTTACGGACTGCGCTCAAGTCAGGCTGGATCAGCATGGACTAGCGCCCAGGTCCACGCTTCGGTGCCGGAGTCTCAGGCAGACCCGCATCTGGCTTGTCTGGAGGCCCTTCGGGCAGTCCCGCGTCTGGCCGAGCTGGGCCTGTCGCTGGCGGCTTGGTGCTGGCTTCAGGCGGTGGCTGATCCTTGCTAGGCACAAGCACCCACCCGTACTTATGCGACCACTTCACCTCAAACCTGCGCTGGCCCCCTGCGGGGAGCTGTGCAGCTTCGGGAGGTGCGTCCTCGAACTCCACAATATCCGAAGGCTCGCTCGGGTACACTACCATGAATGGAGGCTGTCCTGGTCCAGGCTCAGCGTCGGGATGGCTAGGTTTAGACACTCGTCAGCTCCTTCCTACTTGGTTGAACTAGCAACAATGTGCGATCGCAGTTACTATCTGCCTTACGTGAAGTATAAGCCATAACACCGCACCTACCATGATAACTACCCTAGCTATTCTCTGTGCTGGGTCCGGCAACAACTTAGCAATGTACCATAGAGCAGCCAGAATGATGACTACAATCAGAAGACTTATCAGGAGTTCTTCCATATGACCCCCGGTCAGATGTACAAATCTGTACAACTACTTCTTTCTGGACTTCCCTGCCTTATGCAGGGCAATGGCCACTGCTTGCTTTTGTGGCTTCCCGTGAGCAATCTCTGTCTTGATGTTCGCTGAGACCGTCTTCTTCGAGCTACCAGATTTCAAGGGCATACCCACCTCACTGTAATATGATACCAGACTCCTGGCTGAAGCGAGGCACGAGGTCGCCGAAGTCTTCGGGATCGTCGAACCCTTCCTGGCCTGGTATAAGTACACCTCCGAAGCCAGCGCGAATGGAGCGGAAGAGTTTTTCCTCTGAGGCTTTGTACTTGGACATACGAGCTTGCGATAGCAACCCTCTCCACATAACGAGTTGATGTGCCAGAGCGTCTATGCTGTCGTCGTGCTCTCCGAGCGGGAAATCGGCTAACTCGTTCCGAAGCTCATGTTGTGTTGGCAGGATGTAGAGCCGGCCGGTAGCTGCTACAGGCTGCAAGCCCCTAATACGGGTATGCTTCGAGTTGTTGCCAGTCGCCCGCTTGGAGGGAACCGCCTTCAATGGAACTATATTCATATACTGGTTGCGGCGCTCAAACTCAGCTCGCAAGAAGTATTTGAAAGCCTTCTGGTAGGCCACATCTTCAATGCCGAAAGCGCGTACAGCGAATCGGTTCTTAAGCCAAAATAGGTGTTCAATTACGTCTAGTGGAGTACAGCGTTTTACGAAGGTATGGAGTACAACTGCCTTGCCGGTGGGGGTGCAGCCTACCGTTATGATAGCGTTGCGATCGCTCGTGATTGCTTCGCTCACGGCGAGATCGACGCTGACGGTTATGTCGAGACGTTCGATAGGCCACTCTTCTTCGATCGTCCCGTCGCGTGCATAGAGCAGGACCGACTCTTCGTCAGTCGACCAGCGCCAGTACTTCAGGTCCTCGACGTTGAAGTCCTGGTTGGCTACGTCACGTGGCGAGTTCATGTACAAGCAGCTGAACATGTACTCGCCGATAGTGTTGCGTATGTCAGCGAGGATCGCTTCGTCGATGAGCTCTGGAAACAGCAGCTCGCCTTCAGGATCCACTACGCCACGAGCGAAGATGGCGAAACGGTGGCCTAGCTTTTTGAGGAAATAGGAGTACACATCGTGCAGGGCCCATCTCGTACCAGTTAGTTCAAAGCTGTCTTCCTTTGGTTTTACCATCAGTGAGAACAACTTGTCTATGCGAGTGATTACGTCTTGCATGACCGTCGGGGACTTCGCTGCTTCTTCGGAGATTGGGTCGTCGACCTTGATGCGGGTGTAGTGCCGTGAGGTCATGGAGCCTGTCATGCCCATCGTATCTAGGGTTGGCTCTCCTCCTCGCCACTCTCGAACGAAAGTGAGTGACTCGTTAGACCATGACGGTACCTTACGATAATCTTTAGGTATAATTTCTGAGTATAAGGCTCGGAATACCTGGTTGGTTTCAACATGCTGGCGGATCGCAGATAGGAATCGCTGCGCGTTGGTGCTGGTTTCATTTGCTATGAGGATCCGCTCATTGGGATCTCGGCAGACTTCCTGCAGCGAGCGACTGATAGTGGCGATTGTGGACTTGTAGTGTCCACGAGGCATGAGAGTGAGTTTGAAGAGCGAGGGGTTGTAGTCGAAGAACTCGCAGAGCGGCTTGTGGCAGCGGTCAGTCATGTCGCGGTATTGGAGCACACCCTTCGCAAAGAAATAAAGACTGCGCCGACCCCGTTCTGCAAGGTCAGCACGAATGTCTCGCGGCATCTGCGAGATATCGGCGTCAATGAAGGGTATGTCCTGGTCGGTCACGCTGCCGGATCTCTGCTAGTTTAGCATCGTATGCTGCGAACATGGCGTCTGCAATCTCCTGAGCCTCCAATTGCGTCAGCTCCATCGACACGAAAGGAGGGAACCTTAGAGCTGGGCTCTCATCAACCCTCGACAGGTCGCTCATCGGACGCTGGCGAGGCCTCGATTGTCTCAGCGAGGAGGTTCTCAATGTCCTTCACCTCGATGAGACCCTCGGTAGTGATCTGATCGAACTGAGCACTGCGTGTAGCCGATTCCACCAGCGCTGCAGCCAACTCTTTAGCATCCTGACCCGAGAGGGTGAACGAGTCGATGGAGACCTTCTGTGTCTTGGAGGTGTCAGGAGCACGGTCAGCGAGATCTTGGGCTGCCTTGAGGCTGATGTGTTCAGAATCGGAATACATGAGTTGGGATATACGCTTGATCGCTTGGCGGCCGAGCTTGTGGATGATGACTGACGTTGCGACCGTCTCATCGTCGAGCATCTCCGTGAGGTCGTTTACCAGGCGCTTGACAGGTTCACTGCCGATGGCCTGGCCGGTTAGCATAGTCAAGTAGTTTGGATGGAGCCCTGCCAGGGCAGAGGCTTCCTTCTTGGTTTTGCACGCACCTGTGGCGTATAGGCGGGCAGCCATACGTACACGAGGGCTAGGTTTGACGTTCGCAAGAGGATTAGCCATTACATGCTTTGAGACGGTTTATATATTTCTCGGAGCTTATGTATGATACAACATGTTGGCCAAGATGTCAAGAGGAGCGTTGACTTCGGCAGGCTGATCTTGATTACATGTGTGGCGCAGATAGTTCCTACAATATGTATCGCTGTCTGTGAATAGGAAGAATAGCCATAGTTGTACAATTTTGTACACCTGCCGCGTTAGCGGCCCTGACAAGATTATCGGCTGCGCGATTTGTTGAGAGGTAAACAGCATTTTTCGTGCCACAACTTTCGGGGTACCCCCCGGTGCTTCATTATCGAGCAAGATTGACCGATTATCGAGCATGCTCGATCTACCGCCATTGTGTAATTGGACATTTTACATATATTGATGTGTGGTGATTGATGATTATGAACGATTGACATACGATGATGGTATCGTGGACACGTGGTAACGGCGCGGTAACGTCAGATACCCAACGTGTTGCGGTGGAGCCACGCATCGGTGAAGACGCCCGGATGGGGCAATTGTGTGGGATGTGACCCCACGAAGATAACCCAAAGGGGCCACATATGTTGCCGACGATAGACATTGAAGACATGATCGACCACCCCGAGAAGTACGGATTTAGTTGGGTGTTCGGATCGGTGTCGAAGGGTGGGCAGGGCGACAAGGGCACGGTGGTTTGTGCCAAGGCGCCGTTCATGAAGCACGAGAACGTAGATTTGATCCACAAGACGTTCGGTCCAAGGTATTTCCTGGATTCGGCAGACACCACGTCGCCGCGTGTGAGAGACCAGCGCGTAGTTCGTGATGCGTGTGCAGATGATTACACGATCCGCAAGGACACGCGAGAGTTGCAGCGCATGGTCATCCGAGGAGCATTCGGACAGAAGGGTGGGCGCAAGGTGGTGGAGCGCATCGTCGAGAAGCGTATTTACATCGCCAGCGACGACACCGAGTTCAGCAGCAAGGAAGATATGCAGGCGTACGAGGCCGATTTGAGGATCGCAGGATCCGAAGAGCAGGACGAGCAGCGGGAGCAGGATGAGCGCGATCGCAGCTAATTAGTCACACCCCACACAATGCCCTACGGGCAGGTATGTTGCTTCCGATCCTTCCTCATCTTCGCTTTGGAGCTCTGATCTTTATGGCTACTGACAAGGATCTAGACCTGTGGAAGATCTGTGTTGCTCATGAGTATGGTGAGCACATAGTGATCCGTTGTGAGAAGCATCCTGAGGCTGCAGCCTACACTACGAAGAACATCAGCCCCATAGGGGCGAGGAACATCTTCGCAGTTGCTGGTAGTGGCCAGGGCTGTGAGTGTGGCTCTGCTAGAGTCTACAAACACGACTGCGAGTAGAACCAAGGTGTGCGCTAGTACAGGCACACCTTTTTTTATCTACAACCTACGGTGTCTAAAGTCTTCATAGGTCTTAAGGTGTACAAATAAGTACACCTTCAGCCTCCAGCAGGAATGGTATGCTACCTGCTTACCACCCGATGTTCATAAGCAGGAGATATAGTTCGTTTTCAAAGGTGTTCCTTTAAAAAGTTGTTAGTTAATAAAAAAAAAATAATTAGTATATACAAAATCTATTAACTACGTACTAACAATTGAAGTCACTAGGCAATTACATCACAAACATCGGATAGCAGGCAGGTAGCATACCATGCCCATTGACAAGTTGGAACAAAAGTGTTATATTTGTTATATGCTGGGATTCGGTCGCTAAACCACACAACGATGGGAGGCACCACAATGCCTACGAAGGTCCTACGATGTGACGGGAAGAATTGTACCAATCGTGCTCACGGTGCCTGGCTGTGGACATTTAAGACCACAACCGATCCGCTACCCGGAGACACCGTAGTTGATGAGAAATCCATGTGGGTGAAGGTCGGGAAGTCCCGCGTGAGACGGGCATCGGACGGCAGTTACTACGCAGACCGTACTAATTTGCCCCTACACCAATACACAATTGAGCGCATCGTAGTCCTATGCGCCGAGTGTGGATTTAGGTTGGGTGGCAGAGCGAAGTTAATCAAGTCCATCAGTACTCCAATCGTACCGAAGACAATCGCACCAGAACGGATCCTAAAAACCGGGAAGACCAAAAGCGAAACCCTCAATGGTCAGCACCGAAGCAACAACATCCCCGAGGGTGTGATGGATCCTACGAAGCGCAAGAACTACCCGTTTGAATAGGAAATGTAGGGCGGTGAAGCCTGCGAGGAGGAATTAACCTAAGTTAGTCAAGGCTAACAACTTCATCGCTCTACAGACTTTGTAGGAACACGCGTCAGCGTGGCACCTGTTTGACCACAATCAAGGAGAGTGCTATGAAAACAACTCCGCAGTATTATTTCTTCTTCTCCAACACCTTGTGGGGCAGGTTTAAGCTCCGCCTCATCAAGCGTTGGCTCAATCGTGAGGCTTGGCAGGTCGTCGTGAGACACAGAGGTCCCAGGCATGGTCGTCGCTACAACACCCTGAAGGAGTTCTCTACTGGCTTTCGTGTGTACTTCAATCCTTCCAAGAAGGTTGAAGCAGAGAGGCGCAGTCGCTGGTCAGCACATAGTCTGAAGCAAGTCCTCGACCAGAAAGTAGGTGGGTGATGAGCGGACAACTCGTATTCAGACCAGGAGATCGCGTAGGTGCCAACCACCTCGGCAAGATCGTGCCTGGCACAGTGGAAGGGAAGTACACCCGCATGGAGATGATTGTTCTCCTTGATGGTGAGTCAATCGCTCGACGCTTCAGACTCGGTGACCTCAGTCCACTCAAAACGCAGGAGACCACGCTACGGCGTAGGAGCTAGTATGCCTGAGAAGACGCGCCTGTTGATTCGTGTGGTGAAGCATCCAGACAACAGGCAGACAGATCTGTTCCTCACACGCTCCGAGATCATTGAGCTTGCCAAGCAGGGTAAGCTCAAATGGGATGCAGACGCTGGCTTCTGGAGGGACGTGCGATAGCACGCCACCTGTTCATGCCTCCTAAAACTCGCAAGCAGTACAACATGGGTGCTGGATTGAAGCGTGTGGCCGCAGAGAACGCGAAGGTTACCCGTCGTGATATCTCTATACTCGGTGCAGCCTTCGACGTAGCCAACTCAGACGTGGCTAAGTGGTTCGAGGAGTACAACTTGACGGCGAGACGTCCAGTCAGCATCGAAGTGACGTACCCTCGTGAGGATCGACCTGAGACTCTCAGCGAGGCGGTGGTTCGCAGGTCCAAGGGCATGGCCGTTAGGCCACCCGCAGTTCAACCCACCAAGGAGGACGTATGAAGGCGCCACTGTCGTACCTCATGGAACAGCTCAAGCCTGTGTACCCTTCGTTCGTCGCTGAGTGGGGCCGAGTGCCCGAAGCTGATCGTGAGACCCTGAAGCGTTGGGCTCAGGAGGAGATGGACTTCCTCAAGATCTAACCGGGAGGTGGAGGGTAGAACTCTACTATGTTTTGCCCTCCACCGTAGTTGTACGAAATTGTACACCTGCCGCTTCGCGGCGTACACCTCACCACAAGGAGGTAGTATGTTCGATCCCAAGGATGATCCTAGTGTCTTCGAGGAGGACATGGAGCCGTTGGAGAAGGATCCAACTGAGGAGGAGCTCGACGAGGAATACGATCGAGACGACGGGGATCAGTTGGATGAGCCCAATCTCGAAGCCGATGAAGACTGGCGTCAGGAGATCGCTCGCGAGGAGGGGATGCTGAACGGGATCGACTCATTCAACGACTGGATGGGTTATTAGTATGCCTATCTATTTTAAGTACAACACCTTTGCCAGGCCTAACTGGCGCCGAGTGGATTCACCTTTTCAAGACGAAGATGAGTACATCATGGAGGATGTGCTCTTCATTGAGGGACGTAGAAGCGACGCAATCGAGATCTTTCTCACCATGTTCTGTGGCTACTCACAAAGGCAGGCATCATGACTATCGACGATCTCAAACAGGAACTCCTCTGGGCACGCGAGGACGAAGCGAACCCTGACAAGAAATTCAGTAAAGGCAGGCTTCTCCTTCTCATCGACTACATCATCTGCTATCTCGATGAGGAGAAGAACGGAAGGTCGGTGGAGCCATGACCTCACGAGAAGTAATGTGTGAGGTGTGTACTCTCCGCCCAGCAACTACGTTAGTAGATCGGACCTTCCATCCAGATGGTCCTGACACCGTGGTAGATCATGACGTTGAGATGTGCACTGAGTGTCTGACTGACTGTCAGAAGAACATCGCAGCAGGAGACAGGATGATCTCTCTTGCTAATGAGAGGCCACTTCTATGACTCCCTGCAAAGCCATTAGTCTAGGGGTAGTGTTGTTTCTTACTCCTATTATGTTTTTCTGGTCCATCCACTACATCGTAGGTGGAGCCTACACCCTTCTCAAGTGGATACAGCGCAAATGACCTACGTACTCAAAGAGTCAACTAGAGCCGTGCTGACTATGACGGAGGTTACAGCATTTCGTAGGATGCCTAGTCTCCCTGCGGCTCTTCTCTTGATTCAGAAGAACCGCCCAGACCTCGATCGTGAAGCCCAGGAGGATATTCTACTCTTGGTAGAAGATGCAATTAAGAGTCGCGTGTTCTCTCTAGTCAAGACTACGACCAACAAGATTCCACCCAACATGAGCCGCTCTATCTTCCTTGCAGCAGCATGGATCAACGGTGCCTCATGGGGGCAGTTGGGTAGCATTTTTGGCGTCAGCCGTCAAACACTTATGCGCTCAGTAGAGCGTATTCTTCCACCTGACAATCGTCAAGCCTTAAGACTTAGAAACCACGTGGCCTTCGAGCAGGTCTCAGAGATGCACGACAAGTTTAAGAACATCGTGAACGATCTTCCAGAGGGCATTTCTATTCTTGACTTAGCGAAGTCTATTTGGCCAGACGAAGGCTCAAGCATCTGGGAAGTGCCCAACTCGACTCAAGCTCAGGAGGATGTATGACTGCGAATGAGAAGATCGCAGAGCTGAATCGTCTCTGCAAGGATCTACTTATGGCGTGTATAGTCAACTTCCCAATAGATCATCCTTACGTTATAGATAAGACAAAGGAGTATGAGCGGCTATGTTCTCATATTGACGAGTAGCCCCACACATTGTATATTGTTACATCCCATTTTTTGGAGCCGCGAGTCATGAGAGTCTCTCACCTCGTGGAGATCCTGTCAAGGGTCCCACAAGACGCCGAAGTAAAGACTTGGAGCGACCTGCACTGTTGCCTCGTAGACATTGAGGTGAACGTAGAGCATGATGGCCTGACTGGCCACTTGCTAGGGATCACTATTGGTGGAACTGATCCCAAACCTGAGGCAATTCAGGACGCACACCGCAAGCTCAACGAAGAGCTGAATCGCTTGAACAAGCCTGTCGACTTCAACGAGTTGGCCCAGATCTGTGAAGAGCTGGGTTTCGAGGTAATCACCTTCGATGAGGAGCCACCCGAACATGTCAACTAAAGACCCGAGCAAGAAGATCATCGTGGGCTCAATCTGCCCTCAACCGCCTGACAAGTTCGCGCTTGACAAGGGCACTAGGCTCCATCAAGCCATGGAACTGCTCGGTGAAGACTTTCCGCAGTTCAAGGAGGCCATGAAACGTATCTTGCCACTGGCTGGTGAGGAGCAGCAGATCGTGCTCACTATCGTCACCTCTGGCGACCGTTCAGTAGGCATCTGGGAGGACGAAGTGATCGTATCGTTCTCTCCGTGGATCAAGGAATATCTGGACGACAAGGAATCGGCCGACGAGAGAGGTCGGACCTGGCGCACGCAGCTGGAAGAAGATCTCATCACCCTTCTGGCCCCATACTACGATGGCCTACTTCATGGCTACTGGTCGGACCAGGAAGAACCTCCTTTCGGAGAGTGAACCATGACCTACGAACTTAAGCGCAGGATCGCTCGCATCGTCGCAGGCATCGCAGTAGTCATCACAATCTGGAGCCTAATCAGATGACAGTCAACGAACTTCACACCGAGCTTTCACGCCTCATCGACAGGAAGCGAGGCAATGACAACATCGCCTTCGCAAAGGACGAAGACACGTATGACATTGACTACGTGAACTCCGACACTGGTGGTCCACTCGTCCTTCTAGTGAGGGATTAGCCATGACCCTTTTTCTGGGCATCTGCTTCGGCATAGGCACGGTTCTGTTTATCTACGGAGTATGGAAGTTCTTTGATGACTGGAGGAAGAGCTAATGGATAAGAAGCTCCACTGGACTCAGACACCAGAGGGTCGTCGTCGGATGGCTCTCATTGCTCGAAAGGGGAGGAAAGCGCTTGCCAAAAAGAACGGGAAAAGGCCATACACGCGCCACGAAGCGCCAGAAGTCGATGAAAGGATCGTCGTCTATGCGCTCAGCCACTGTGAAACGTGGCTACAAGTCTACGCTAACGGCGTTTCCGTATCTGCAGCCGCTCTTACCTCACGGGTGGCAGAGCTACTACACAAGTCGTCGCGCAGGTCGCTACTGGGGGCTTAGCATCTGCTGCCCAGTGTGTAGCGTCACGCCTCCTCATGAGTTGAGAGGCACTCAACGCTGGAGGTGGCTTGCAGTGCATGAGATCACAGACCACGGGGAGGACTGATGAAAGCGGAGAATGCATTTGCCCTGGTTCTGCTCGGCATCGTAGCTATAGTGTTTCTCGCTATTACCTACGTAGCCGCTCACTTCGTCATTAAGTATTGGTGAAAGGATTTAAGATGGCAGGCATTAGTCGTATTGCTCAATCGAAGCGCAATGTTCTATCTGCGTTTCGGCAGGTCAAGAATAAACTTGAGACGGCCGACGACCTAACGTCTCTGACGGGCACCTTGGCAGAGCTTAACGTGGCTGCTAACGATCAGCGGGGGTCGTACAAAGCGAATCGTCTCGCTAGGGAATCCATTCTCGAAACTACCAGAGTCTCCGAAGAGATCTTTAAGCTCTCGTTGGCTCTCACTGTGAACTTCAGCAAGTTCGAGCCAGAGGAGCGAGTCCGGATTCTATCTCACCTGGAGCAGGCGATCTTCCACACTGATTTCGTAGATGAGGAGATGCAGAAGCAGGCCAGGGCTCACGTGGTTCAGGCAAAGCTAGAGCTCGCTACCATTCTTAAGCTAGTTGAGTAGTTGTACGGATTTGTACACCTTGTGGTCTCGACTTGACATCTTGGGGCAAAAGCGGTATATTTATATATCGCAGAAAGGCTCGGTTAGTATGGCGCTGAAAGTCAGGTCATTTGAGTGGCCGAACACTGAGTACAGTTGTGTAGACTGTGATGCAGTAGGTGACCTTCACATCATCGAGTCGGTGCGAGGTCCAGAGGGAGTAGTGATGGATTCTATCATCCTCTGCAGGCATCACCTGCAACAGTTGGTAGGGTTGATTGGGTTTGCACTGTAATGCCTAAGAGGAAGATTCTACCTATAGAGGCGAGAATAGAGGCGAACATCGACTACTGTGAAGTGACTGGCTGCTGGCTCTGGATTGGCAGTCATGATACGCATGGCTACGGACAGATACACATTAAGGGTAAGCAGTGTGGTGCTCATAGGATTATCTACGAGAGGCATAAGGGTCCGATCCCAGACGGTCTAGAGATAGACCATCTCTGTGGTAACAAGGCTTGTGTTAATCCAGATCATTTGGAGATAGTCACACATAAGATCAACGTAAGACGAGCTTATGGCTGGGCAGACGACGCTCAGTATAAACGAAAGAAGAAACAGAAGAGATTACCCCTGGTGGAGAGGCTACTAAGAAGTTTTGATCCGTCAAAGGCACGGGACTCCACTTGACATCTTGGAATGTTATGGTTATATTCCATGACTCTTGTTTCACATTTCATTCTTCCGGCTCCACCGTTTGGCGAAGCCACTTCTAGGAGATTAAAGTATGACCGCACCATCAGCAGTAGCCACCCCCGAAGTCGGGCAGCTCAGCGTTGAAGCTCCCGCAGGTTCTCACTTCGGTTGGGAGGAAGTCAAGACTGGCGGTGGGACTGCCAGCCTCGGTTTCGTGCCCCTTCTTCAGTGGGACGAAGTCGAGAAGTTCCGTGAGTATTACACCGACGAGGGAGTTCTGGCCATCGCAGATGGTACCTCGCTTCGCGTGAGTTTCCAGAACATCGCTCGGCGCTACCGTGCTGCGAAAAAGACGGACGACGAGATCGCGCAGGCGCAGGTTAACTTCCGCCCCGGCAAGCGTGCGGTGGGTTCGGCTACGCCGACTTCTCGTGCTCAGCGTGCCATCAAGACCGCAGTCGAGAAGGGCGTGGATGCAGATGCGATGGCTGCACTGATCGAGCGTATCACTTCTGGTGAGCTGTCGCTCGATTCGTTCGCCAAGCCCAGCTGAACCGAAGGTGGCTCTGGAGGAGAGGGGTCTGTTTCAGAGCCAGATGGCTGCGGGTCGCAGGTTAGGGTTATCGACCAAACAGAAAACCCTGGCCGACCTTTTATCCGCAGTCTGCTCTTTGAGAAG